TGGCTATCGGGTACAACGCAAACTGCGCATCAAGCTACGGGACCGCGCTGGGGCAAAACTCTGGAGCTCAAGGCTCTGTAACGAATGCGGCTGGCAACGGCGCAATGGCCCTTGGTGGCTCCTATGCTTCTGGCGCTGAATCGTTTGCCGCCGCGGTGGCAAACAACACGAGCAGCTATGGAGCGACCGGGGCAAATAGTATTTCTATTGGCTGGACAGCAAAAGCCACTGCCTCGCGGGGCATAGCGCTTGGGGACAATACAGGCGCTAATGCAATTGGGTCTTTAGCCATAGGGTCTGGTTTTAACTATGGGGTTTATGCAAATGCTGCAAATTCAGTAGCCATTGGTGACGGCGCAAACACACTGATTATCGGAAAATTGGGCTATGCGTCTGCCGGTAGATTTACAACGAACGGTGACGCTCAGTACGGGTTGTTTGTTCTCCGTCGAGCCACTACAGACGCTACGGCAACAGTTCTGACTTCAGACAACGCCGCCGCCGCAGCCACCAACCAAGTCATCCTCCCAAACAACAGTGCGTACGCATTTACCGGCATAGTAGTAGCACGCCAGCAAGCCGCAGGCGGCACAGCATCCGCCGCATGGAGGGTCGAAGGACTGATCCGCCGGGAGGGTTCCGCAGGCACCACAACACTCGTGGCCTCGACCGTGACGGCTATCAGCAACGTTCCCGGCTGGACGCTAGCACTCAGTGCCAACACTACCAACGGGGGCCTTGCAGTTACGGCAACTGGCGCAGCAGCCACCAACATTCGCTGGGTGGCGACCATCCAGACTTCCGAAGTCACCTACGCTTAAAGAGGCCCCTCATGGCAATCCAAATCGACCTCACCCAATCCCAGTACGGCGTGCCGTTTCAGGGCGCTTACTTCCGCGTTGTGACCGCAGCAGTCACCCGCACCCGAGATGCCGACAACCGGCACAGCGTCATGATCGACGTGGCTGGCTACGCGACCCAGCCCGAGAATGATGACACCCGCGAGGTGGACTTCCGCCGCTACCACACGCCGCTGACCGAGGTGGAGGCTCAGACGGGCGACACCTTCCTTGCCAAGTGCTACGGTTGGGTGATGGATCAGGCTGATATGGCCGGCTCTATCGCGGTGTAAGTCATGGCCGGTATTTTTGACACCGGCATATTCGACACTGGGATCTTTGATCACCAGGCGGCAAGCGCGACCATCACTGGGACGCTTGCGGCGACAGAGGCGCAAGATACGTTTGCTGCATCCGGAAGAGCATCTGTCAGCGGATTGCTGACCGTTTCAGAGACTGCATTTGATTCAATTGCATCTTCTGGGGATGTGCTGGTTTCTGGCGCAGCATCGGCTTCTGAGTCTGGCACAGACCTGCCGTCTGCGTCTGGAGAGATTGCGGTTTCTGGCTCAGCCTCCGCCGTCGAGACGAGCCAAGATGTGCCCATCATCGCTGGTCGAGTTTCTGTTGCCGGTGCGTTTTCATCTACCGAGTCTGGCCAGGACACGTTTGCAGCATCGGCAGAATCTGGAATTTCCGGCGAGATGTCGGCAACTGAGTCGGCAAATGATTCAGCCGCATTATTTGGAGATGTTCTTGTCTCTGGCTGGTCATCCGCATATGAATCAGGCGATGATGCGCCATACTTTGTAGGCTCCTTGCTGATACAAGGATGGCTTGCAGCGATAGAGTATCCTGACGCATTTTCCGCGATTGGCTCACAGTCTCTGAGTGGCTCCGCATCAATGTTTGAGACTGGACGGGACGGGTTTTATGCTGTCTACGTCAAGAATGCGTTGCCGATTGTTTCGCAAGTTTCTTTTGGCTTGCAATCATCTCAGGCATTGCCAATCGCATCTTCTGTAACACTGCCACTGGAGTAAAGCATGGCGATCCTTGATGACGTAAAAGCCTCCCTAAGAATCACTCACAACGACGATGACAGCCTGCTGATGCGCTTGATTGAAAGCGCTACGATGGAGTATGCGCGTTTCGTTGGCATTGAGCTGACAAGCGACATTTCAAGCATCAATGTCGAGGTTGATGCGGTCAACGGCGTGATTTTGATGGTGCAGGCCGACTATGATGGCGATCCGCTCATGCGCGACAAGCTGCGAAACGCGGCGGAAGCGCTGTGGATGCCATACGCCACAAACGACAGGACGGCGCTATGAAAATGCTGGCACCGCGCTTGCGCCATCGCGTGACGATCCAGAACTTCACGACGACGCAAGACAGCAACACCGGAGCCATTGCAGAAGGCTGGACGGACTATGACACCGACGTGCCAGCCGAAGTCTGGCCGCTGTCTGGCCGCGAGTTTGTGGCCGCGCAAACCGTGCAGGCTGGCGTGACAACCCGCATCACCATCCGCTACCAGGCCGGCATCCTGCCTCGTATGCGGGTGCTGCACGATGGCGATACCTACAACATCCAGGCTGTGCTACCAGATCCGACGCTGCGGCGTCATCTGACGCTGATGTGTGAGCGAGGCATAAATGCGGGTTGATGTAGAGGTCAAAGGCTTGGCTGGCGTGCTGGACACGCTCAAAAGCCTTCCGCCCGAGATCGTGAGCAAGCGTGGCGGCCCTGTCAAGGCCGCGCTACGCAAAGGCGCACGCGTGATCTGGCAGCAGGCAAAGGCCAATCTGCAAGTGGCGACATCCAACGCCAGCTATGACGGAAAACGCTACAGCACCGGCCTGTTGCTCAAGAACCTAGTCGTCACTCGCGGCAAGAAGCCGACCGGAACCAATGGCGAACGCTATCTGGTGCGAGTTCGCCGCAAGTCGTATCCAGACCGCAATGGGGGCGTTGTCACCACGTTGGCATCTGCCAACCTGCTGGAGTACGGATCTCAGAAACAACCGCCTGAGCCGTGGCTACGGCCGGCTTTCCAGTCCAAAGCCGAGCAGGCAATCAAGACCACTGAGGCTGAACTGCTCAAGCAGATTGATCGTGTCGTCGCCAAGCTGGCGCAACGCAACAAGGGCAAATGATGCTGCCACTCGTATTCACCTGGCTCAAGTCGGCATCCGCCGTCACCGCCATCATCGGCAACCCGCCGCGCTGCTACCGGCATGGCGAGGCACCGCAGGACACTACGCGGCCATACGTCACTTGGGCACTCGTCTCTGGCGTGCCTGACAACCAGCTATCCGCGCTGCCACAAGGCGACCGCTACACGATCCAAATCGATTGCTGGCACCAGACCGATGCAGGCGTAGAGTCGCTGTCCGCAGCGGTGAGGAACGCGATTGAGTCGCAAGGGCACATGACTTCGATTCCGATTGACAACCGCGATCCAGAAACGAAGCTATACCGCATCTCGCTGCAATTTGACATCTTGCAGTCTCGCTGATAAGCGCTAAAATCACATTACGCGCCATTGGCGCAAACTGAAAGGAAACCACCAATGGCAGTCAAGACTCAGGGCACTAAGCTCTATTTTGTTGATACCCTTACCTCCAGCGTCCCGGCAATCGTTGAGCTTTCCTGCCCGACTGGCATCACCGGCCTTGGAGGCGCTGCTGACCAGATCGAAACCACCTGCCTGAGCGCCGCCACCGACCGCACCTACGTCGGTGGCCTGGGCAATCCTGGCCAGGTCTCCGTGCCGTTCAACCTTGACCCGACTTCCGCTTCGCATCAGATGCTGTTCGACCTGAAGGACGCCGGCACTGTGGTGAACTGGCTGGCTGCTCTGAGCGACGGCACCACTGCACCGACCACTATCAACAGCAGCGACAAGATCGTGGCACCGGCTGGACGCACCAGCATCGGCTTTGATGCCTATATCGCTGACGTGTCCATCGATATCGCCACCAACGAGATCGTTCGCGGCACCCTGACCCTGCAACGCAGCGGCGCTGTCACTCCGACTTGGAAAGCCTGATGCTAGACGATGCCCTGTTTGTCTCGGCCGACCTGCACGAGCGCGAAGTGCAGATCGGCGGAAAGACCGTCAAACTGCACTTCAAGGAACTGCCGGCGGTCGAGTTCATCCGCTTTCACGGCATCCAATCCGGCGATGACGCGGACGCCCGCGCTGGCGCTGCTGCCAAGCTGATCGCGGCGTCCGTCTGCAATCCTGACGGGTCGCTGGCGATGAGCTACGAAAAGGCGCTCACGCTGAAGACTGGCGCACTCAACGCCATCTTTGCCGTTGTGCTGGAGATCAACGGGAGCGCATCGGGAAAAGCGTAACCGAGAGGGGTGAGCCGTGGTTTTGGCACACCCTCGCGCTGGCTCTCGGCAAGACGGTCGGAGAATTGCAGCGCACGATGACGCAGCGCGAGTTCCGCGATTGGATCGCGTATTACCGGGCGCATCCATTTGATGATCTGCACCGCTACCATAGGCCAGCCGCACTCGTTGCGCGGTCTATGGCTGGCGGTGAGATCAACGATTTGATAGACTGGCTCCACCCGCCGACATGGCAGGAAGATTTGGGCCAAGCCGACATTGCCACCATGCGGGCGTTTGGGATCACGAAAGGATAAGAAATGGCCGCAGGATCAATTGTCGTCGATCTGCTGATGCGTACCGGCAGTTTTGAGACTGACACCAAGCGCGCAGAAGCCACAGCAAAAAAACGTGCCGACGCTATCGGCAAAGCCTTTGAGGAAATGGGGCAGAAGATCGGCATTGCTGCCGGTGCTGCCGCCACCGCTCTGACTGCAATGGTCGTCTCTACTGCAAACACGGCAAAAGAGATTACCAATCTGGCGCAGCTATCAGGCGCTGGTACTCAAGAGTTCCAACGCTTCGCAGCAGCCGCCAAGTCGGTAGGCGTCGAGCAGGATCAGCTCGGCGACATCTTTAAGGACTTCCGCGAGAAGATAGGCGAATTCGTCTCAACCGGCGGCGGTGAGATGAAGGACTTCTTCGAGCAGATAGCGCCGAAAATTGGCATCACTGCCGACGCCTTCCGCAACCTGTCTGGCCCGCAGGCGCTGCAACTCTATTTTGATTCTCTTCAAAAGGCTGGACTGTCCACTGAGCAGATGAGCTTCTATCTGGAGTCAGCGGCAAACGATGCCACTAAGCTGATTCCAGTAATGCGCGATGGCGGCAAAGCCATCACCGAGCTAGGCGACGCTGCCGAGCGAACCGGGCAAATCATGTCCGATTCGACCATTGCAGCGGCCAAAGAGCTGTCGGATCAGATCAGCACGTTTACCGGCCTAGCCAAAGGTATGACCAATGAGATCATGACGGCACTGCTTCCGTCTCTGGTCGAGGTCGGAAAGCAAATGACGGCTGTCGGATCTCAGACTAGCGCGGCCAAGGTTATCGCAGATGGCGTGGCCATTGCGTTTGAAACCATTGCTGTGCTTGGCGTCAATCTGGCCTATGTATTGAAGCAAACGGGAAACGAGCTGGGCGGATTAGCAGCACAAGCCGCCGCGGTGGCTCGTCTTGAGTTTGGCGAGGCTCGGGCAATCGGCCAGATGATGAAGTCTGATGCCGCAGCGGCTCGCGCTGAAGTCGATAGCATGACGGCAGCCATCTTGAATGCGCGCCGCACATCACAGATGATCGCCGGCCTAGGCGACACTGGAGATGCGATCAGCCGCAGATTCATGCAGACACCATCCGCATCTGGCCTGCCGTTCTCGCCACCAAGCACAGTCAAGACACCAAAAGCCGCAGCCGCACCAAAAACAGGCAAAGCCGCAGCCGAACCAGCCACCCCATTCGTCGGTCCGCTTCCAGATGAATCTGTCATCAAGCGTTATCTTGAGCTAGAGCGCGAAGCCTTGAGCCTCAAGGAATCGCTGATGACTGCCGATGAAAAGCGAGCCGCGCAGCTTGCTACTTGGCAGGAGATGATGGATCATGGTCTGTTGACTCATGAGCAGTTTAACCAGCTTGCCAAAGAGCCAGTCGAGAAAGGCTATTGGGAGCAATGGCTAGAATCTGCTGAATTGGCGATGCAGAACTTTGATGAGTTGGCGAGCAACGTCATCAAGAACTTTACAAACGGATTTGGCAACGCTTTTGAGCAAATGATTTTTGACTCAAAAGACCTTGGCGACGCCATGCGTGATTTTGCTGAAGGCATGTTGCGCTCATTCGTCAACGCCGTAGGACAAATGATCGCGCAATGGCTGGCTTTTAAAGCCATCCAGTCTGCAACTGGCGGCGGGCTTGGCGGCATTGTCGGGTCGTTCTTTGGCGGAGGCTTTGCGCAAGGTGGGCCTGTGCTGAATGACCGTGCCTATCTGGTCGGTGAGCGTGGGCCTGAAATCTTTGTGCCCAATACGGCAGGCTCCATCATTCCGAACAATCAAACTGGCGCTGGGGGCAACGTCACGGTCAACCTGATTGAGGATAGGTCACGCGCAGGCAAGACGGAATCACGCATGAACAATGGCGCTCAAGAATTGGATGTGTTCGTCGCTGACATAATGGGCGATGGCCCACGATCCAAGGCAATCCGCCAGGCATTCGGCCTGCAACGTAGGGGCTACTGATGGCAACGATTGATTACCCGACCAGCCTGCCGCTTCCGCTGCGCAACGGCTACGACATCAACCATGTTTCACCGCTCATGCGATCTGACCTGCAAAGCGGCAGGGCAAGACAGCGCAGGCGCTACACCAGCGTGCCGAGCATGGCATCCGTGTCGTGGAACATGAGCCAAGGACAAGCGCAGGCTTTTGAGTCATGGTTCAGATATGAACTGAGCGACGGCTCTGAATGGTTCAATGCCGAGCTTCGCACGCCGCTAGGCTTGCAGAGCTACGAGTGCCGCTTCGCCGATATGTATTCCGGCCCCCAGCTTGTCGGCGTGGATCGCTGGGTCTTTCAGGCGATGCTGGAGATTCGTGAGCGTCAGACTATGCCTGAAGGATTTGGATCGTTGCCTTCGTTCCTGATATATCCTGACATTTTCGACCGTGCAATGAATCAGGAGTGGCCGGTATGACGATTCTGGAGACGGTGTTTGCCAGCGGTGGCAACGATGTCGTCATCCCGACACTGGAGCTGACCTGCGATGCATGGGCGGCTCCGGTGCTTATCTGTGGCGGCTTTGAGAATCACACTTGCGTGACCGAGGATGACAGGACGCTGACGTTTCAGGCAGCAGGGATCGAGGTCGCGCTACCGAAGCGCGATACATCAGGCCAGCAGATGCTGACCTTTGCAATTGACAACGTGACAGGTGAGGCGCAGCAACTGATCGACCAGGCGCTTGAGGCTGGCGAGATGATCCATCTGACCTTCCGGCACTATCTTGCCAGCGACAAGACTGCGCCAGCCGCTAATCCGCTGCGCTTCGTGGTGCGCGAAGGATCTATGCGTGGATCGTCGGTGCAGATCAACGCATCGTTCTTTGACCTGATCAACACAGCATGGCCGAGGCGCTTCTACACGGCTGACTTTGCGCCTGGGTTGCGCTACTTCAAGTGATAGAGGACTGGCTGCGCATCCCGTACAAAGCCTATGCGCGAGGCTTGGAGGCCAGCGACTGCTGGGGTCTGGTGTGCATCGTGCGCAAGGCCATTCGTGGCGATGACCTGCCGTCATATGTCGATGTGCAGGATAAGCGTGCATTGACTCATGCGGCGCATGAGTTTTTTTCGACTGGATTTGTCGAGACGCGCAACATTCGTCCCGGTACAATCGTTTTAGTATGGCGTGGCAGAGTTTGCCTGCACGCTGGAATTGTCATCGAAGTGGATGGCAGACTAGCCATCATTGATAGCACCGAGCAGCGCGGCGTCGCATGGCGATTGATTGCAGACTACGAGCGACAACACTACAAGATCACCTATCATGACAACGACGATCAAGGTTTATCCGTCCACCCTGCCGGGTGATCCTCTGGAAACGCATCAGGCAGATTCCGGAACGTTGCATGACTGGCTGACCGCAAAATGCCCAAGCTATCAGGCTGGCGAGTCGCAGCCAGTGGCCGTGATCGTCAACGGCATCAAGTTCCCTCCCAGCGATTGGCATATGCTGAACATGGCAGACGGCCTGGATGTAGAGATCAGGCCACTGCCACGCGGGCTTGATCCGTTCACCATTGCAGTGATCGCCATTGTGGCCTCTGTTGCCGTGTCGATTTTGCTTGCGCCAAAAGTCCCGCGTCAGGCAAGCGTGCAGCAAGGACAGACGCTGGAGCAGGCAACACTTCAGGCCAACAACCCAAAGAAAAACGGACTCATTCCGGAAATTGCAGGCAAGCATAAAGTCTATCCTGACTACCTTTGCCAGCCACGTCGCTATTTTGTTGACCAGCGCACTGAGGCAATTGATGCCATGTTGTGCATTGGACAAGGCGAGTTCGAAATTGATCCGAATGAAATCTACATCGGAGACACTCCGCTTGCCACGCTTGGCGACGAGGTGAGTTACACGATCTACGCGCCAGGCGCTGATGTATCTGGCAACGCTGCTCACCGCAACTGGTACAACGTGCCGGAAGTTGGATTCACGCGATCAAGCGCAGGCTTGCGATTGATTGACGAAGATCCTGATGATCCGACTGGGGAGCCATCTACAGTCACAGGCTCCATCATCCTTCCGCTGACGTTTGCGACCACTCCAGCGACCTTCTCAATCAGCGGTGATTCCGTCACGCTAAATCAAGACTATGCGGATGAAGCAGCGATACTGACGGCAATCAATTCGCAACTCAACGCAAACAAGCTAGAAGCCTACACAAACAGCTCTGGCGCACTGGTGATTGCAGAGGTATATCCGTTTTCAGGCGCTGGCTTTACTGGCACTGGCGACATTTCCGCAGTATTTGGTACTCCAATCTATGTCACCGGAGAGATTTCAACCGGCCTATGGATTGGGCCGTTCCGTCTTACGCCAGGCGCAGAGACTGCAAGCCAGATCGAATTTGACGTGTTTGCTCCGCAAGGTCTTGGGCGAATGAACGACGACGGAAGCGTGAAAGAAGTCACACGATCCGTTGAGCTTCAATGGCGCACCAATGGAGGTGCATGGTACAGCATCACAAAAACTTTTTTTGGTGGATCGCGTGATCAGATGGGCTGGACGTTTGCAGAGACGCTGGCAGCCAGCCACAGCAAAATAGACATCAGGATGCGCCGCATTGGCGCAGAGTCTAAAGACTCCAAAGACCTAGACCGTTTGGAGTGGTATGGAATGCGCTGCCTGCTTCCATCGGCAACTAGCTATGCAGGCGTCACAACAATGGCGATCACGCTAAACGGCACTGATCGCATAGCATCCACCACTGAAAACAAATTTAACCTGATTGCCACACGCAAGCTGAACGGCGCCGCAACGCGCTCGATTGACGATTGGGTGCGCTACGTCTGCGAGGACATCGGATACAGCACCGCTGACATTGACACCGATGAGCTTGCCCGTCTTGGCGTGATCTGGTATGCCAGAGGCGACTACTTCGACTATGTGTTCAGCAACCAGCAGACAGTGCGAGATGCCATCACAAAGGCGCTGGCTGCTGGATACGCTGAACTGACGATTGACAATGGCCGCATCCGTCCGGTGCGAGATGAGACCCGTAGCACCTACGAGCATCTCTACACGCCCCAGAACATGACATCTGAGCTGATGCGTCAGTTCGTGAGCTATGACCCGGACGACTACGATGGCGTGGATGTCGAGTATCTGGATGAGACGACTTGGACAACTGAAACTGTAGAGTGCCGCCTCCCTGGAGATGTTGGCCTTCGGGTGCGCAAGATCCAGGTGGAAGGCGTGACAGATCGAGACAAGGCTTGGCGGCTCGGTATGCGCCAGCGCCGGATTGACGCTAAGCCTTGTCTCGAT